GGAGATCAGCGGCTCCGATAGTCGTGGAGGCAAGTTCAAAAGTCGTGAACCATAGTCGCAAAAGTCGTGAAAGTCGTGAACCATAGTCACAGATCAATCGTCTGCTTCATAGTCGCTGGCAGTTGCCTCCAAATACTTCTGTTGCAGCTCTTCCGGGGAAGTCGTTTCCCCAAGCTGGTTGTTGGGGGTCAACACGACCTCCTGCTTGTCCTGATAGCCAAAATGGTTTTTCATCAAAAAGATTGCGGCAACGGGGTTAATCTTGCCGTTTTGGGCGTAATCTTCCATCTGAGCGTTCAAAAATTGGTACGCTCTTTTTATAAGATTACGGCTATCCTCGGGCAAAGTCTTGCTATCAACCCCATTTGCCCATGCCCATATCGTCTTTCTACTCACTCCAAAGGCCAATGCCAGTCCTGCAACACTCGGCTTCATATCATCCTCAGCACAAATGCTCAGGTACATTCCGATACGCTCTTTGACCCGGGGAGGCTGCTTCATATCCACACTGGGCCAGTCCCACATTCTCAAAGAATGTTCAATATACCTCCGGTTGTCACCCGGCTCAGTATGGACACTCATGGCCTCTGTCCGATCAGGACGCTTATTCCCGCCAGTCCCTTTCGGTCGGCCTCTGCCCCTCTTAGGGGCCAGCTCTTCACTCATACTCGGCACTCCTTCACAAATTATTTTCAGTCGGCCTTTAGTGAGTTTAGTGAACCATTTTCGATTTTTACCATAAATCTCTCTATATATATCTCTCTATGGAGGGTTTATACAGAAAAATATAAAAATAGCCGTCAAAAATGCCCTCAAAGCCTTACGCCACAAGGATTTCCGGTAGTGGGCGATTATTCACTAAAAACTCACTAAAAGTCGCAAGTTGCAAATATATTCAGTGAACCACTAAATATATTCAACCTTCTGCCTGCGGGTCAATGCCCTTATCCAGCAGATAGTCGAGAATGTCATCAGACAGGCAATACCCATCACAGTCGGCTCCGTCATAGAAGACGGTTTCCGTAAGAAGGTTCAGCACATAGAAGCTGTCCTTCTGCTTATTCAGCAGCATCCAGGCCGCTTTCAGAAGGGTCACTTCTCTCGGCTCTTCCTTCATGGAACTCACTCCTTTCACTCCGG